GCGTGGACTCGCAAAGAAGGTAAGTCCGAATCCGGAGGCTTAAACGCCAAAGGACGGGCTTCTTACAATGCTGCTAACCCTGGTAAGCCTGGACTTAAACGTCCACAACCAGAGGGTGGCTCACGTCGTGATTCTTTCTGCGCTCGTATGAAAGGCATGAAAAACAAACTAACTTCAGCTAAGACAGCAAACGACCCAGATTCACGCATCAACAAGTCTTTACGGGCTTGGAACTGCAAAGAAGGTGGTTCTGTTCGTGGTGGTGGCTGTGAAGTTCGTGGCAAGACTAAAGGGAAAATGGTATGAGCGAGGAAGTTGTGAGAGAACTAGCAACTCACGCCAGCGACATCAAGCATCTACAGGATGATATGGATAAGCTTGTTAAAGACATGGAAGAGATTAAAAAGTCTTTGGCTGAAATTAACAAGACTTTATCGGAAGCTAAGGGTGGCTGGAAAACCCTTATGGCAATTGGCGGTTTAGTTAGTTTTGTAACAGGTGTTGTCGGTTTTGCTGCCGGTTATTGGGGGCAGAAATAATGCCGTCAACGAGTAAAAAACAACACAATTTCATGGCAGCCGCAGCCCACAATCCTGCGTTTGCTAAGAAGGCTGGCGTACCAGTAAGTGTCGCCAAAGAGTTCAACCAGGCTGATAAAGGCCGTAAATTTAAAGAAGGTGGAATCATGAAAAAAGCAAACCCGTTTATGGAAATGATTGCAAAGAAAAAAGAAGCAGCTGCTAAAAAGCCAGCTACAAAGATGGCTATGCCTATGAAAAAAGGTGGCATGGCTAAGAAGACAGTAAAGAAGATGACTAAAGGCGGAAAGGCTTGTTAATATGGCACTTAAAGAACCCAATCCAGATACACAAACAGGCTTAACTAAGTTGCCAGAAAACGTGCGCAACAAGATGGGCTACGCTAAAAAAGGTGGACTTATGAAACATTCAGATATGTCAAAAGACAAACCAATGATGAAAGCAGAAGCTGAGAAGGCTGTTAAAGGTCATGAGAAGCGTATGCACAAAATGGCTAAAGGCGGCGTAACACGTGCAGACGGTTGCGTTACTAAAGGTCACACCAAAGGTAAGATGATTACCATGAAGTCTGGTGGAGCCTGCTAAGTGGACGAATTTACCGCTGACCCAATAGCTACTGAAAAGGAAGCCCAACGCGTCTTGAGAAAGATGCAGGCTGACAAGAACGTTGCTGCTGCTAAAGCTGCCGAATCAAAGGCTGGCGTAGAAGAGTCTCGCGCTAAATTGCGCGAGATGGGGTATTTAAAAGGTAGTGGTGGCAGTGCCGCCGGTGTACCTAAGAGCGGTAAACATGAGATGTTAAAGTTTTCAAAAGGCGGTTCAGCTTCATCACGCGCTGATGGTTGCTGCATCCGTGGAAAGACAAGGGCTTAATTATGGCTGACGCTAAAAAACAAAGTAAATACGTAAGCAACGAAGAATTGTTTGCTCCTTTGCAAGCCGCTTTTGATAAGCGAGAAAAGAAAAAAGCTGACGAACGAGCCGAAAAAGACCGTGAGCAAACAAAAAAAATGCGCAAGCCAGATATGGATGAAAATTGGTTTCTGGACAGAGCAAGAAGAATGGCGTCTACGCCTGTTGATGAAGAAGCCGGCATGTTTAATCGTGCCAACAACAGCGCAAAACAAGAACGTAGATATGGTAAAAAAACGTTTGAAATAGAAGTCCCTAACGAAGTAAAAGACTACGAAGCCTACAAAGATGCTGGCTTTAAAAAAGGTGGTAAAGTTTCTTCAGCATCTAAACGTGCAGACGGATGCGCAATCCGTGGAAAGACAAGGGCTTAACATGAGAGCAAGTCGTGGTATGGGTGCGGTAATGCCTAGCAAGATGCCTACAGGTAAAAAGAAAGCCCGTAGAGATGATACTGACTTCACGCAATACGCCGAAGGTGGCAAAGTCAAGTCTAAAGTTAATGCTGCCGGCAACTACACCCAACCAGGCAAGCGCAAAGCCATGTTTGAAAGCATTAAAAATTCAGCTGTTCAGGGCACCGCTGCGGGTCAGTGGAGTGCTCGTAAGGCTCAACTATTAGCCAAGCGTTATAAAGCGTCTGGCGGCGGGTATAAGTAAGTGAGTGGCCTTGCAAAAAGTCAGCGCTCTCTTAAATCCTGGACCGCTCAAAAGTGGACGACTAAGTCTGGGAAGCGTTCAAGTGACACTGGAGAACGATACTTGCCAGAAAAAGCAATCAAATCGTTGTCACCTGCTGAATACGCAGCGACAACCAGAGCAAAAAGAGCAGGAAAAGCAGCTGGAAAACAGTTTGTAGCCCAGCCAGCTAGCGTTAAAAAGAAAGTTAAACCGTTTAGAAAGGTTAAGTAAATGACCGTAGTCTCAACAGCTACCTTTAATCTAGACCTCTCTGAGTTAGTAGAAGAGGCTTTTGAGCGTTGTGGCTCAGAGCTTCGTACTGGCTACGATTTGCGCACCGCGCGTCGCTCCCTCAACTTACTTTTTGCCGATTGGTCTAACCGCGGCATTAACATGTGGACTATTGAGCAGGGGCAGATTCCTCTGGTTCAAGGTCAAAGCACGTATAACTTACCAGTAGATACAGTGGATTTGCTTGAGCATGTAATTCGTACAAACGCAGGCGTACAAAACAACCAAGCAGACTTATCAATTACGCGTATTTCTGTTTCAACATACGCTACTATCCCAAACAAGCTACAACAAGCCAGACCCATTCAGGTGTGGATAAATCGTCAATCTGGGGCTGATTACGCTGGTACTACGACTACAACACCCCCTGCTGGCGTTGATGCCCCTAAGATTGTTGTGTGGCCTACCCCTGACCAAGGTACTGCTCTAGACCCGTACTACACGTTTGTGTACTGGAGACTACGCCGTATTCATGATGCCGGTAACGGGGTTAACACAATGGACGTACCGTTCCGTTTCTTGCCTTGTATGGTGGCTGGTTTGGCATATTACTTAGCTCTTAAGATTCCTGGAGGTGCAGAGCGTTTGCCTGTATTGAAACAACAATACGACGAAGCTTGGCAATTGGCTGCCGATGAAGACCGCGAAAAAGCGGCTGTTCGGTTTGTCCCACGTCGCATGTTTATTACCTAAAGGATGATGTGTGGCAAATAGATTTGCTTCCGGTAGAATTGCCATATCGCAGTGCGATAGGTGTAACTTTCGTTTTAAACTTAAAGACTTAAAAACAGAGGTTATTAAAACTAAGCCGTTTCAGATTAAAGTTTGTAAGAGTTGTTGGGACCCAGACCACCCACAATTGCAGTTAGGTATGTACCCTGTTGACGACCCACAAGCATTACGCAACCCCCGTCCGGACAATTCATACCTTCAAGCGGGTTTTACAGGTCTGCAGATTGACCCGAATGCGGGTAGCGCTGAAGAAGGTTTTGGTGACCCAACACAAGGTAGTAGGCAGATTCAGTGGGGTTGGAATCCAGTAGGTTTGGGATACAACGACGATTTAACGCCAAATACCTTGCTAGGGCAAGGACAACTTGGTACAGTAACGGTAACAATAACTTAGGAGTTAATCATGGGGTTTAAATCAGGTGCAGATGGTATAACTAAACAGGGCAAGACCAAAGGTAAAAACCTTGGTGATACAGGCCCAAGCATTGGCATTCAAAAAGGTGCTAAAGGCGGTAAAGGCTCAGGCGGCGGCAAAACTAACGAGGAAATGCTTAAGTTAGGTCGTGGCTTGGCTAAAGTAGCTAACCAAAAGAGAGGCTAATCATGGCTAAATATAGTATGAAACGCGACGGCAAAGAGGTTGGACCTGCTTCCGTTTACGCAGAACCACACAATATGGACGGCAAGGCTTTGAACGCTGTGGGGGATTTAAACCTTAAAGCTAATCACAGCAAACTTAGCACATTAAATCCAAGCATTGGTAATTTAAGCAAAGCTGCCGGAGAAATACCTACAAAAACTAGCGGTATTGAAACCCGCGGTAATGGCGCAGCTACTAAAGGGCGTATTGCTAGAGGGCCAATGGCTTAAGGGTAAACCCGAATGAACTATAGTCAGCTGTTTGAAACCATAAAAAGTTACGTCGAAAACGACTTTCCTAATCAGTCTTGGACTGATACGGCAGGGTCTGGCACTGCTACGTTTACTGGTACAGAGCAGATTAACATGTTTATTTACCAAGCTGAACAACGTATTTATAACTCTGTTCAAATACCCGTTGAACGTAAAAACGTAACGGGGCAGGCTACAACGGGTAATAGGTTTCTAAACGTGCCTTCAGATTGGTTGGCAACGTTTTCTTTAGCAGCAATTAACCCGGCTACTGGAGCGCAAAGTTACTTGCTGAACAAAGATGTTGAATTTATTAGACAGGCTTATCCTGTACCAACAGATACAGGAACACCGGCTTACTACGCCATATTTGACAACACAACCTTTATTGTAGGCCCGACTCCTGACGCTGACTACAACATGGAGTTGCATTACTTTTATTACCCAATTTCTATTGTTAATTCACCTAGCGGAACTTCATGGCTTGGAGATAATTTTGATTCAGTTTTACTTTACGGTTGCCTCTTAGAAGCTTATACTTTCATGAAAGGTGAAGTTGACGTAATTCAGAATTACATGGCTCGATATAACGAAGCCTTAATGGGATTGAAACAACTTGGCGAGGGTATGAACCGTCAAGATACTTACAGAACGCTTCAAACAAGGATTGCCGTACGATGAATTTAGATACAGTAGACGGCTTCATAGGTGGCAATGTTTCAGTGCTTTCAACATCTGGGCGTGGCTTTACCCCAGAAGAGTTAGCCGAAATGGCGCTAGACAAGATTGTTTATGTTGGGTCAAAGTCTCACCCAGTAATTCGTGACCAGGCAGAAGCATTTAAAAATAACTTACGGGTTGTTTTATTGCAGTATTTGCAACAAGCGGTCCGCTCAGACCGTACGACCATTGCTAATCGTTTACGAGAAGCTGGTCATCCTGAGCTAACTATTTTATTAAAAGATTAAGGAGTCCTTAAATGGCCATTACTCAAGCAATGTGTACGTCTTTCAAAGCTCAGCTTTTGTTAGGTGTTCACGATTTCCGTCCTACAGCCCAAGCTGGCGCTGATACTTTTAAACTAGCTTTGTATACATCTTCAGCTACATTAGATGCAAATACAACTACTTACACTGCTTCAAACGAAGCTACTGGCGTTACCGCTGGCGGCGGGGCTTTGACTAACATTGGTGTTGGTACAACAAATACTAACGCTACTGCTGGTACAGGCTTTACTGATTTTAGTGATTTAGTGTTTTCAAACGTAACTACAACAGCTCGTGGCGCGTTGATTTATAACACAACACCTTCTGCTAACGACAATGCTAACTCAGCGTTGACTAATGCGGCTGTTTGTGTGTTGGACTTTGGTGGTGATAAGACATCTACAGCAGGTGACTTCACAATCATTTTCCCGGCATTTGACGCTAGCAACGCTATTATTCGCATAGCTTAATTAAGTTATGCCCTCATCTACCGAGTATGTTGGATGGGGTAGTGGTCCCTGGTCGCGTGGCTCCTGGGGGGCTGATGTATTAGAAGTTACAGTTGACGGTGTAGCTGCGTCTGGTTCTGTAGGTTCAGTTGTAGTAGCTGCTGGAGCTACAGGAGTTGTCACGGGTGTAGAAGCTATTGTTTCTCCTGGCACACTAACAGTAAAAGGCAAAGCTAGTGTAATAGTAACGGGAGAAGCTGCGCTAGGCGTACTTGAAACGGGTGTAGCGGTTGATGCCGACTCTAATCACGGTGTGGTTGGTGAAGCTGCTACTGTCCTTATAGGTCAAATAGCTTTAGTTACTAATAACACTATTAGCGTAACTGGGTTTGGACTAACGGCTTCTTTAGGTAGTGAAGAAGCAAACGCTGGCGCTAATGCTGTTGTAACTGGATTAAATGCTTCTGTAGCTCTTGGTTCTGTAAATGTTACAGGCCAAGCAAACGCTGTACCTACTGGGGTTGAAGCTAGCGGCGCTATCGGTACTGTAGACGCAAGGTCTATTAATAAAGTACCTGTTACTGGCGTAGAAGGCGTAGGACAGCTAGGTGTAGAAGAAGTAGCTGCCGACGCCAATGTTGTAGTAACGGGGGTTTTTGGCACTGGTAATGTTGGTAATGTCGAAATTTCTTCTAAAGCAAACACTAACGTAACAGGTGTAGAAGCAACTGGTGTACTTGGTGTAGTCTCTGAAGTTATTGGTAAAGTTAACGTAGTAGTAACAGGCGTAGAAGGTATAGGACAGCTAGGCGTAGAAAGTGTATCAGGTAAGGCAAATGTTGTATTAACGGGTGTCTTTGGTACTGGCACACTTGGTACTGTAGAAATTAACGGTAAAGCTATAGTTAACGTAACGGGCGTAGCCGGAACTGTAGGTTTAGGTGAAGATGAAGTAGATGCTGATGCTAACGTAGTAGTTACAGGCGTCGCAGGAACAATTTCTTTAGGTAGTGTTGCCATAAGTGGTAAAGCTACTGTAATATTAACGGGCGTAAGTGCTACCGGTCGAGTAGCTAGACCTTTGGTCTGGGGCTTGATAGATACATCACAAACACCTAACTGGGTGCCCATAGCGGCTTAGGAGTAATAAATGGCAAGTACATATTCAGCTTTAAAAATTCAGCTTATGACCACGGGTGAAAACTCAGGTACGTGGGGTAACGTTACTAACCTTAATTTGGGCACCGCTCTTGAAGAAGCTATTGTTGGCTCGGCGGATGTTACTTTTGCTAGTACTACGGTAACTCTAACTCTAACTGACACAAACTCTTCTCAAACAGCACGTAACCTACGTTTAAATTTAACAGGTACGTCTGGTGGGGCACAGAACTTGATAGTTCCCAGTATTGAAAAAGTTTATATAGTTAACAACGGTTGTGCAGATACCATCACAGTTAAAAACTCTGGCGGCACAGGCATTGCTGTTCCAGCTGGTAAGACAATGTGGGTTTATAACAACGGCACAAACGTAGTCGATGCTGTTACTCATTTAACTTCATTAACTTTAGGTACCCCTTTAGCTGTAGCACAAGGCGGTACAGGTTCAACATCTACTACTTACGCTAACTTACAATCAAACGTGACTGGAATATTACCTATTGCTAATGGTGGTACTAATTCAAACTCAACTACCTACTGTAACTTACAAAGCAACGTATCGGGTACATTACCAAACGCTAATACAACCGCGGCTTCTGCTAACGGAG